CAAGTGCTATTGGCGCAAATGTTGTTGAATGGATTCCAGAACGTGGAACTTGGGGTATCAATTCAAACGCCATAACAACGAGCACTGCTGCTGCCTCATACCCGATTGCCACATTTAATGCAGGAACTGTAGCCGCCACAGTCAAGGCAACCCTGCCTACAGTTAGGTCTGCTGGTGCTGGTGTTGCATTTTGGGTTACGGACGCAAATAACTGGTGGGCTGCAGTTGCTGACAAAGTAGATTTATCGGGCGCACCTTACAATTGCCCAAGTGGTGGTTCAATCACTAGTGGTAGTAATTGTCAATATACCTACGGAGCCGTAGGGGGTGGCCCCTACACTGCGGGTGGCCCATTTGCTTATTGGGCTTGCGGTTCCGGAACAAATTTTGGTAACGGGTGTTGGTATTACGATGGTTATACTTGGGTGCGATTTGGGGACGGTTTTATTGCTTATGGTTATCAGCCCCCATACACACAACCCGCTCCTTATAACTACACTCCAACAACAGTGAACTATACAGGCACTGCTACATCCTTCAATCGTTCTGATTTTAAAATTATTAAAAGCACGGCAGGCACAGTTTCTACTGTTTCAAGCCATACCGTAGCCACCCCAACAGCAACAACATATTTATCCTATATTCAAGCCCAAACCACGGCTAATGGAGTAACAGTTACAGCCGTAGACAGTGGCGCACCAAACACTGTGACTACCGTTAATGTGGCTGCGTCAACCCCTGTCCCTGCTGAAAAGTTTGGCGTAGTATATGCTCCAGCAACCAATTATGCGAGTCCTAAGGTAGAGCAAATTGAGTACACACCATCATGAGTCTTTTGCTTCGCAACGTTTGGCAATCTGTAATGAGTGTCCACGTTATTTTAAACTTACTTCAACCTGTAAAGAATGCGGTTGCTTTATGATAGTTAAAGCACAACTATCTTCATCTAGTTGCCCCTTAGGAAAATGGAGCCCACATGGCACACAATAGAACAGTCTCATTTAATACAAATTCAGAAGTCTTGGGTAAAAAAATTTCGTCTCTTTTGTTTTATGTTGATATTGCCAAAGAAAGAATTATTCAAGATAGCGAATATCCGGCTACCAACGATGTAGTCTGCTCGATTGATGAAGCCCGTCATTTGTTGCTTGCATTAAATAACCTTTTCACCGTAGAGCCATCCGAAGTAACTCCAGCAGATAGCCCTTTTGACTTGCTGGAATTTAGCGATACGGTTTCGCAACAACCTTAAGCCGCCACCGAATTAATTGCCCTGATAGGATGGGCGCTATGGAAGCAAAAATCATTCCAAGCGCAAAAGGACCAGTTGTTCTCTTTGAAGACCTAGTTCTACATATGACCGACATTCAAGGGCTTACGTATGCAGTGAATACGACACCCTTCCTTCTTCAAAACTTAGAAAAATCTTTGATTGACCATTTTGAAACAGTAACGAATTTTGTAAAAGAAAATTTAACTTCCAAAAATCCGCTGCAATCACATTTGGTTATTGACGCAATAGAATCAATGGATGATTTTTTTAAATTTGCCTATAAGGACTATATAGGCTACTTAAGACTTCAGGCAATAGATAAAGAGCCAGACTTGTCAGGGGAGAAATTAGATGCTGCGGTTCGTAGAATTAGCCGAGACGACATCAATCATTTTTACGCGCAAAAAAAATTATGAGAAGAGAACCTTCTGATGTTAGGTACGATAAGCCGGTAGATAATTGCATACCACCGTCTGTTGTTGTTTCTGATGTTTTCACCCAAGATGAATGTCGCAAAATCATAGAACTCGGGAATTCTGAAAAACTAGACGCCGCAAAAGTCAGAGGTGGCACTGTTATGACTCAAATCAGAAGTTCGGAGTTAAGGTTCATTGAACCAGTAAACATGAATGAAGTCGGTTGGATTTTTGAAAGACTTAAAGAAATTATTGACAACGTAAACGACCGAATTTATGAGTATCAATTACACTATTTTACCCCACCTCAATTTACTCACTATAAAGTTGATGATTATTATGACTGGCATATGGATTTACTAATGGGGAAGCCATGTGAAGCATTATTTATGAGAAAACTTTCAGCAACGGTATTTTTATCAAGTCCAGAAGATTTTACTGGAGGGGAATTGATGATGGGACGCAATTCTGATGGCAGCCATGAAGAGATAATTGAACCCAAACAAGGGTCTATGGTTTTGTTTCCCTCATTTATTTGGCACAAAGTCAATACCGTAAAATCAGGGGAGCGCTATTCGTTAGTCGTTTGGAGCGAAGGGGATAAATTTAGATGAGTAAAGAACAAGATGAACAGGTTGTCTATTGGGCTCCATGGATAGACAGGTCGACTGGTCAAAGAGAAAATAAATCAACCGTAAGTGAATGGTTATACAAAGAGCCGTCAAATGTGTGGCAAGAGTTGCTAGACAATAAAGACCAAAATATTATTTCTAGCAAACTAACTACTACATACCTGCAGTGCCCAGCAACCAGAGAAGCACTCACCAATGTTTTTGTAGTCAGATGTCCATGTACATCAACCGCAGAAGTATCAATAAAGGAAGATAATCAAATTGAAAAAGTAGAACAAGCATGGACTGGCGTATCTCAGTGTGAGATAAGCATGGCTCATGCACCAACATGTTATGACCAACTTCTTATTATTGTGGGCTATCCATTTATCTTTTTCAGTGAAGAATCGCTTTTTATGAGGTCAACATCGCCATGGTTTCATTCAGCGCCGCATGCCTCTTTGGGCGCAATTGTCCCTGGTCTTTACGATATTGGGCGTTGGTTTAGACCCTTAAACTTTGAATATAACCTTTGGCCAAGAAATAATAAATTCACAATTATGGAGGGCGAACCAATGGCCTATCTAGAATTTTCAACAAATAAGCCGATTGTTTTTAAAAGATTTGAACTCACACAAAAATTAATTGACCTCGCTTCAGACTCAATTCATACTCGGACAAAGCAAACAAGAGGCCTAAATGGTTTGTGGAATAGATACAAGATGTTTGACGAATCTTATGGTAAAAAAATTATCGTAAAAGAAATTAAATCTAATTTAATATGATTTTTCTTGAACGCTCAGAATTCATTGTTAAAAATCTTCCCGAGATAGAAAACTCTCTAGAATTTGCACGTTTTAAATTTAAAGACGTGATGGGGACGACCGAATATACAAAAGCATACGGGATTTATAATCTCTTTGCTTTACTCCATTCCGATGCCCTTTTTTATCAAATATTCATTGATTTGCGCGAGCGAGTCAGAACTGCTCTAAAACTAGAACCAAATCAGCCTCTCTGGATGCAGGCGTGGATGAATGCCGACAGACCAGAAGGGGTTCTCGATTGGCACGACCATATGTGGCCGTGGCACGGCTATATATCTATTGACCCCAAAAACACGAACACAGTATTTGAAGACAGAGTAGTCAAGAATGTTCCAGGTCAAATTTATTTTGGCGAAGGTCACAATAGACATAAAGTTGAAGTTCTGGAACCATATGAGGGGTTGAGAACAACAATTGGGTTTGATGTAACCAACGTAGTTGGCGAAAGGACAAGGTATGTCAGTTTTATTCCGTTCTAATTCCAAGGAAGAGCAATATACGCAAGGCGAACATGTCGGCGTATGGGACAATTTTTTTACTCCAGAACTATGTAATAAATTTATTGCATTTTACGAATACCGTTCAAAGATTGCGTTTAAACGAAACGACTATACAAAGCAAGACTCATCAGTAAATATCGGCACCGAGGAAGCGATGCGTCAAATCATGGTTGACAGTTCCATGAGTGATGATTTCCTCCCTGAATTTTTAAATAAGTTTTGGGGTACTTGCTATCCGATGTATGTCGAGAAACATCCGCACTTGACGAATGCAGTTTCTTCGCTCGTTATGTCAACGATAAAAATTCAAAAAACATTACCTCAAGAGGGCTATCATGTTTGGCATTGCGAGCAAGCAACCATAGAAACTGGGCGCCGAATGGCGTTTATTATTCTCTATTTGAATGATGTTGAGTCTGGTGGCGAGACAGAGTTCCTGTATCAGTCCGCTCGTGTAGAGGCTTCTCAGGGGCGTCTAGTGCTTGCACCAGCCGCCTATACGCACATGCATAGAGGTAATCCACCGCTTACGGGCGCAAAATACATCCTTACTTCGTGGCTGGAGTTTGAGAAGTAGCATTAAATCATATTATGGAAGTCAATTTATGGCACTTTTATCACGCATACGCCCAAGAAGGCAAAGAAGATGTTTGGTTGCCAATCGTCAATGAGCATGTCAATATTTTACATTCATCAAATCTTGCATCAAAACTTAGTAAAGTCTACATTGGGGTCGTAGGAACTAAAAAAAACGCAAACAAAATTTCTGCACTATTTGAGGCAAAAAATATTGAGCATGAGATTTGCGCCATCAACGACACGGGTTGGGAGCAGGTAACCCTGAATAAATTGTATGAATTCTCTTTAGAAAATAACGGCTATGTGCTTTACACGCACACCAAGGGTGCCGCCCATCCTTCTAGCACAAGAGATTCCCATAGAGAAACAATGAACGAATACCTGATTGAAAAGTGGTCGCTAAATGTTGAAATATTGTCAAATGGGTTTTGCGCTTCTGGATTATTCTTTTTGGGTGGTTCACCAGAATATGCCCATAAAGAACCACTACCCAAAGAATCTAATCCTAAAGTCAAACGTTATCAAGGATTTTTTGCAGGCAATTTTTGGTGGTGTAACTTGAAGTTTATAAAAAACATGGGATACCCGCCTGTGGAAAACAGGATAAAAGCAGAAGCATGGATGAACAATCTATATAATTCAACTAATCATTTTGAGTATATGGTCTACGACATGCTCCCAGATAAATTACATGAAACATTTATGAAGATTCGGCCAACCAAATGAAAAAAGAAATTATATATCCGGGGGTAAATGTCTACCGTGATTTGATAGAAAAGTCAAGTGATATTATTATGTTTGCCAATGGTGATTATGGATATGTTCATCCATGGCATGGTTGGTATCATTTTGGTAGACAAACTTCATTTATTAATTATCCAAGTTTTCAATCAAGCAAATTCCCATCAAAGGCAGATTGGGACAATAATTGGAAATCGGTAGAAAATCCTATAGCGCATCAAATTGCCAATGCATTTTTTGATTCAACAAGTGACTATGTTGCATCAGAGGATGTTTCTGCCCCTAATTGGGTTCATGGGCAGCCATCGCTGTGTATGTATGAATCTGAACAAGCAAGTAGTCAACTAGCCATGCAGTACCATACAGATTTTATCATGTCCGAATCTAGATGCAGGGGATTTAAACATTGGCTAACATGCAATATCTACCTAAATGATAACTACGAGGGCGGCGAACTCAGTTTTAAAATTTTTAAAACCGACTCCGAGTACGACATTGTAAAATATAAACCAAAGGCTGGGGATGTTCTAGTTTTCCCATCTCATCAGCCTTATTACCATGGCGTAACTAAGACCACATTTGGCTCAAAGTATTTTGTAAGAGCGTTCTGGGGTTACCAGTATGAAGGAAGTCCTACTTGGCTTGAGCAGGAAGCAATCTATGGTCAAGAAGAATGGGGAAAAATGGAGAAAAAAAGAATAGATTATGAAAATAAATCATCCATGTGGATGAAGGGGTACATCGAAGAACACTAATAATTTTTTTGGTAAAAATTAATAGGGTCTGGGTTGGACTTATCAGCAGTGCCAGTCGCTATATTTTCAAACACTAGTTTTTGTTCGCGAAGTCTTTTTACTGCTGGGTCAAAAGCAAAAGTTGTAGAAATGTACCTATTTGGTCCTAAAAGAACTGGAAGTGTTCTGTGGGCATAATAAGTTATTCCCGGATGCATCAAAAGGTCACCTTTTTCCGGCTTGTATGAAAGTCCAAGATTTTCGTAAAAAATTTCTCCGCCGTTAAAATCGGTGTGGTACATGGTCATTCCAAATTGAACATAGTTTGTCATACCGTCAGTTCCAGATGGGTTGTCTGCATGCAGGAACATTTTTTCTCCTGGCTTCATTCTGTGGACACTTATCATTCCGCCAAAAGTCCATTTTTCTTCTCTTTCATCATCAAACAAATCTCTTATTCTTGAAAGAATATTTACAATATGCTTATTGCTCGTGTTCTCGTCGCCGACATATAGTATTTTCCCACTCCACCATTCTCGCTTGTCTCTCCACCAGTTCTCCTCTGGTGATGACTCTGCAAGAGCAACAAACCAGTCCCTCTCTTCTTGTGTAGTAAAGTTTTTAATTACATGAATATTTTTTTCTACTTGATAATAATTTGGGTGATTAAGTATTTTAGGAACTTGATATATTTCATCTCCATGTTCCCAATCGTTCGTGTCAGGATATTTCCAGTCGTTCATACTAGACATTTTGATTAAATTCCATACTCGTTTAACTGCGTTTTGTCTTTTTGCGTAATCCCATATTTATCTTTCGGCTTTCCGTAAAAATCTTGCATGAATTCATTTGTGTGGTATTTGTCAGAATAATCAAGCATTGTTACAAGAGAATATTTTACCCCACTTAAAATTGGCATAGAACGATGAGGATACATGTAATTAGATGGGAATATAACTAAATCGCCAGTTTTTGGTTTTATGCTTAGATTCCACATTCCAAATTCAAGTTCCCCACCTTCGTAATCATCATTAGCCCATCCAACTAGAGAAACAGTGCAATTATATGAATACCCATGGTCAACATGTTGGGCAAAATGTTGCCCAATTCCGTATTTAACAAAATTTGTTGACTCCCAGTACTGAAGTTCGGGAATATTAAAAGTAGAGCAATAATGTTTTACTGCCTGCAACTGTCTGTAATGTGCGTCGTTGTACATATCAACAAGTCTTTGTTCTTGTTCATCAAGTTTTTTATTTTTCCAATTTGAAGGTTTCCATTTAAAATCAAAACAATCCCTGTAGTCGGGCATAACCTGTTGAAAGCCAACCATTGCTTGAAGCCACTGATTGTCGTTTGAATTTGATGCAAGGTAAGTTTCAAGAATTTCAATAATCTGTAAATTGGGCGTCAAGACATCGTGGTATAGAAATATGCCTGGACCAATAACATCTACTGATGTCCATGTGTTTTCAAGTTCATTCATTTTTACCATTTCTCCAATGGACAGACTGCTTCTTTAAGTTTTACTTTTATTTTCATAAAACAACCACATTCCTTGCATTGGCTGGTGGCTTTAAGCAATCTTGGGCATTCTTCGCAAATAGACCACCGATTTTGCGATTCCTCTTCTGTCGCATAACTCGTGGTTTGTTTAACCACATCCCAGGGACGTGTAGTACCTAGTTTCTTTTTATATTCTTGCCAAGCAGACATGTCTATGCTGTAGGTTGAGTAAATTCACCATTTGCATATGTCCAGCCAGTATTAATTAATTCTTCTGCTGGAAATTCAACCGCTATGGGGTTACTGTTGAGACCCGCAACCCATCTTTCGGCTTGTTCTGGATTTATTTCGTCATTTATGGTTAGCACCATAAATACATCACCCTCAGCAATTAAAGCAAATTTTCTGTGCATGAAACCTCCTGGTTGAATCCTACTACTAACTGATACACAAACCCGGTCCTTGGCAAAGACCATCTGCAAAAACGCCGCAAGACTCGCACGAGTATGACGGCGGGAAGAAAGGCGGGAAGAAAGGCGGTGGGAAGAAAGGTGGGAAGAAAGGCGGTGGGAAGAAAGGTGGGAAGAAAGGCGGTGGGAAGAAAGGTGGGAAAAAAGGCGGTGGGAAGAAAGGTGGGAAGAAAGGTGGGAAGAAAGGTGGTGGCGCTACTGGAGTTACAGCAGAGGAAGCAGTTGAAGTAGCGCTCACACCATAACCACTTATTGTCGAAACAGTAAAAGTATAAGAAGTGCCGTTAATTAAACCAGTGACAGTTATTGGTGACCCCGCACCAGACGCCGTAGTGCCCCCTGGTGATGCTGTTGCATTATAGGTTGCAGTTCCTTTGCCGTCATAGGTGGAAGGGGTGAAGGTAACAGTTGCTTGAGAGTCGCCTGCTGAAGCCGAAACAGATGTCGGTGGGTCGACGTACTTACCTTGACTGGATGTATTACCTGGAATCACGATGCACTCAAGTCACCCATCAACATCCAAATGTTCGTGTCACACTTCAATAAGGTTGCCGACGAGTATTGTGCCCGTAGATAGGCGCCGGGGGTTGCATAAATGGTTACAGTTCCCGAAACAGGAATTACCTGTGTCTTGCCAGAACCGTATTGAATAATGTGAATCTGTGACCCAATAGGGAATGCAACTGAGGCGTTTGTCGGAACAGTGACAGTGTTTGCTGTTGAGGTGACGCTCATCTTGATGAACTTGTTTTTATCGGTCAACACAAGTGTATAACTTGCTACCTGTTCGTCAATTGTTGCGTCCGCTAATTTGCCCAAATCAATCGCGGCTGTAGTGCTGACATCTGCGTTAACAATTGTGCCGTCAGCAATTTTGGCGGAAGTAACGGCACTGTCAGCAATTTTTGCCGTAGTAACATTTGAGTCCAAAATCTTTGCTGTGGTTACGGCATCAGCAGCAATTTTGGCTGCAGTGACCGCAAGTGCAGCAATTTTGACTGTAGTAACTGAATCCGAAGCAAGTTTTGCTGCGGTAACTATGCCGTCAGCCAACGCAAATTGAGGGGCATCTTGCCATGAACTTCCGTCATAATATTGAACAGAGTTGGTGCTTGAGAGGTAGCAAAATCGGCCCTCAGTCAATACTGGTTCACCGGCTCCACCAAATGCGTTGTCACGAGCAGCGGCGTCAGCAAAAACTACCACAACCTGGTCCATGAGGAATTGATTAACCTCATCTGCGGTTAAAATATCCCCCTGCAAGAAAGTCTTAATTGGCATTATTTTCCTCCGAGAGTCTTTGTGAGTTTATCATGTTCATGTTTAGCCCAATGCGACTTGGCCAAGAACGCCAAGTTCTATGTCGTTTAGGGTAAATGCAAAGCTGGTAACTGTTGTATGAAAAATTTTATAACCCAAAGGTCTGGCGGGCTCTATAGCATTTAAGACCAAAGTGCTTGATTCTCCGGCACTTGTTACGTCGTGGGTTTCGTTTAATAAAGTCTGAACTCTTAAGAAGAATTGGTTATTTAAGTAAAAAGGCGTCAAACCTACGGCGTAGGTTGAATTTTCACCATTTTTTGTTTTAATTAAAACCTGCCTTACCGACTCCACAATCGCTCTTCTGGTACCGGCGGCACGACCGTAATAACCGCCAAATAGCTGCCACTCTACAAAATTTCGTTGAATTGTTGGGTTAGTAAAATAGTTGTTGTTGTTGCCATCGACTATGTTTCTACGTATTGTCGTTCCATTAAATTGGCTAAGCCAAGGGATATATCTATCTCTAACAAAAAGTGGGTCGACTAAAACACTTCTTGAAAAATCAGTTGCTAAGTTTTCTGGGTCAGAAACTTCCGATTCATCAAATGCAAACATTGCATCATATTCTTTTTTTACATCATTTGCTGTTGTTGTTAAAATATCTATAAGTCTATGAAATGGGGCTGTTGGAAAAGATTGTGCACTATCTAACTCCCAAAAAAAATCAGGCATAAAATTTCTGCTTTTGTAGACAAATTCATTGTTGTAAAAAGCTCTATCATCTATTAGGTGGGGCATTGTTAAATAGGTATTAGTCGCTCCGTGACCAGTAATAGTGATTGATATTGAAACTTCCTGTGCCTGGTCCCCCGATGGAATTGTTACGGTATTAGATTGAATTGCACCGTATATATTGCCGGGTATAGATTTAACATACCCTGAAGGCGACGCCTGCCCAACCACCGACAGGACAGTTGTAACAGTCACGCCGCTACCAGATTTGACCTGAGCGTTAAATGAAAGAGTTTTGCCGTTCATGTCTATTGGTAGAGGGATGTCAGAAAGCGACAAAACAATACTCGATGAAGTGTTTGGGGCCATTCTCAGTACGTATTTGTTTTGATTAAAAAATTCTGTAGATACAGTTGTTAATGTGCCTCCAGAGAAAACCCAATCAATAGACGCAGCTTCAACCTGGGACGAAGATGCTCTAGTCAGTGCATTATTATCATCTAAGAAATTAATAGTAGAAGGCATTATTCCGCAGCTACCACATACGTAATAGTCAAGTCATTGGCTCCAATAAGAGGAAGTGAACCTTTTTTGCTAAACACAATATCTTCATCTATTTTTGGTAACCAACTATTAAATCCATCAGAATTTTGACCAGAACCAGTCAATGAAAGCGACTGAACATACAAAACACCCGGAATACTACTGATTAGTGAAATTAATTTTGTTTGCCTAACTCTGTCATCGGTAAATGGGAATACCTGTGGGCTAAGGTAATTAATAATTGTATTTTCAATCGATTCTTCAAGAAGGGCTTGATTGAATTCAGAACTAATAACAACAGTGCTTGTTATTTGAAGGCTAACCAAAAATGGGTCGCGAATATGAAATGTCAATCCAGCCGAAGATACTTTTTGAATGTCCGCTAACATTTGATTTTTGATAGCACTTGTTATGAATTGATTAATGCCGTAGGCAAATATTGTTATATATCCAGCCTGTTGGGCTCCAGCACTTGCCGTTGCCGAAGCCGAGACAGATGCAATATTCCCACTGACTTTTGTGAATACTATTACAGTAGAATTTGTTGCCGTAATTGTATGTGTGCCGTTGAACGTAGCATTAGAACAATCAGATATTGTCACTTTGTCTCCAACAATAAATTGATGGGGAGAAGAAAAAGAAACAGAAGCGCTTTGCGATGTTAGCGCTACATTGGATATAGGTTTTGTTCTAGCTACAGAAACATCACCCAGCGATGAGTCTCCGTAAGTTAAATCGTAAGCCTTTACTCTTTCAGCATAAAGCTGATAATTTAATAATAAATATGGGTCAATTTGAGACGATTTATTAATTGATGAACTTAATGACTGAAGGTGTGTGACTGCTCTCGAAAGGTACTCAGAATCGGTGTCTCCATTAATTCCATTTGCAAAATTACCCAAAGTTACGGCCGATAATATGTTGGTTCCAGAACTCAAAACCCTCATTTCCGCATCCGGGGTTGGAATTACCGGTATAACCCCAGGAGTTATACAAGTTACGGTTGCGCTGGCGCTAGGTAATGGTGTGTTGACGGATGGTGAAGCAACTGATGGAATGACTATTAGGTCGTTGGTTTGAAAAACCAATTCTTGTATTTCGTCTTCAAAAATTGTTTGATAACCAAATATTGTTCCAGCAGTTACGTTGCCTCCATCGTAAGTTTCGGCAGTTATGGTGATATCAACTTCGGCCTGTATGGCTGGTTGACGCGCTACTTCCATCATCGCCAATATGCCAGCCATTAATCTATTGGGCAGTCGATTAATTGCAGCCACATGCAATGAACCAATATAAGCAGCAGCCTGAAATATTGCATCTTCTGGAGTGCCTACTCGCAAATTAAATTCGGGCAAAGTTAATTGTGCTTGTTCTATCGAATCTAAGTAAATATCGCCTGGTTGTTCGTCGAATATGGTTAAGTCAATATATTTGGTAAAGTCTGTAGCCATTATTTATCCTTGCCCTACGATGTTGAAAGAAAATTGCACATTAGTTGTTCCGCTGACTTCGTCTAATTCTGTTTCTAGGTTGATAATTTCGACTTCTGGAACAAATCTTGCGGCATTTAAAACAAAAACATTTTTATCAATACCTTCAAAGGAAGGGTCTCTAACTCCAAAGCGCGGAGAAAAAATAAAAGTTTGTGGTTCTGTCAAGCAAGCAATTGTCAATAATTGAGCAAAGTAATCGCTGGTATTATCTTCTAGTTTGACAAATCCTGTCGAATCAAATTTAATTGGGAATTTAATCATTTGCATAAAATCATGCCTCTAATGCTTCAATTCGGGAAACAAGGTCATTTATTGTTTGTTCTAATTCTGCCACTTTTTTTCTGTCTGCAAATACGTCTTCACTTATCGTTGCATGCCCAAATACAATTAGCTCTTTAAAAAACTCATCAGTAAAAGTACATATTGCAGTGTCTCCGGATTTCATTTTATTTAATTTTGTCGTACCAATTGGCGTGATTGGACCAAATGTGCTGCCAAGACTAGGGACAGAGACTTTGACTCGACCAGAGTCATCAACAAAAGTAACCGCACATTTGTAAAAAACACCAGGTTTTAATGGGTACGAAGCAGCCTTTGCCCTGTCAATAATTAAAGGTCTATTTAACAACATAATCTAAATCCCTGTCCTGAATATGATTTAAACAAGTTTACATCAATAGGTAGACTCTTTGAGTCGTAAAGATTTAAGCAAAAAAACATATCATCCTGGCCAATTCGGATAACTATCTGGTGGAATTTTTGTTAAATCTACATTTGGGTATCGAGTTTTTAAAACTTCCGCTTGCTGTTGGTGAATTAAATCTCCATATTTTTCCATGATAGTTGGAGATGAGCATTTTGCTAAAAATAACCCATCGGATATATATTTGCGGGTCATTGGATTTTCTGAATATATTGAACCAGTTGATGGGGTAGAGCTAAAGTTCTCTATCGCGTAGGAAAAACTAACCGTTGTCGATGTCCTACTAGTCAACGTATGCTGCCCATTCAGTCTTGGAATTGAGCAATTTGTTATTTCTATAAAATCGCCAGTTAAAAATAAATTAGTTACTGAAAGGGTTAAGGTGACAGTATTATTTGTTGAAACAACTGATGTTATTGTCCAGTTTGAAATATCTCTTGCAACTCCAGAAATTTCCCATATAGGAGTTAGTAGGACGACAATCGTGCCTGCTGGCGCGTCTTTAAAATCTCCATAATAAATATCACCATTTGCTTTTTGATAAACAGTAATTGAGTAAGTTGTCTTTACGTCTCCATCTGATGTATTTAAAATTGGTCTGGAATACAGAGGTATATTCCCTTGAGTGATATTTTCACTTGCGTAAACCTTAGGATAGGTGTATTCATTTGTTGCTGTTGGTAACGGAATAATTCTCGCGTCAAATTGAGGTGGGATAATTTGATTCCCTTGTTTGGGTGAAGTTTTTAGTGGAATACTAGGGTTGGATATAGCCGTAATTCCCTTAAGGCTTGTTGCTTCGAATGTATTGCCAACGGCAATTTCGCGTTTTTTGAGCTGTTCTAATTTTTCTTTGTCAGTCTTCTCTGGTTTTCTAAAAGTGACTGCTACTGGAGTTGGCGTTCTGTCATCAAAATTAACGCCATCTATTAAATAGAAATCTGAAAATCCATCTATATTGCCGACGTATGCAGTCATCCCCGGTCTTATTTGTACTCCATTTGTTCTGTCAACAGTAATTGAGCCAGATGCATCATAGGGACTGTTTTCTGATAATGAAAAACTTGGATACGAGTAAGCCTTAAATATTCCTGAGGTTCCTTTAGTCACAATTGGAAATTGTAGGGGTATCCATCTTCTCGTTTTTGGTTCTTTAATGTTCTTTTTTTCATTTACTTTTAAATAAGACTCTGAGTCATATCCCCATTTTTCTAAAATATATTTTTCTGAAGCAAAAATTAAATATCCATCTACTTCATAAAGAATAAATTTTGCATCACCTGCAAGTCGCTTCATGACATCCCATAAAGATTCTGCTTGCTTGTCACCACTTGCTTTCGTGATTGTATAGTTTTTCGTAGTTTGTTCTCCCCAAAATTTTAATCCGTATTTTGCTGCTGCGCGCTTTACAAATTCAGTGCCTTGCCCAGTTATTGCTGCAGGTTTTCTGTCGCGCTTCATTTGCTGAATTGCTTTGGTGTAGCAACTAATCTCCCAAACAGGGCTACCGCCCTGACCCTGAGAAACACTGACGCTTGCTATTTCAAATATTTGTTTTTGTTTAACTAATGTAGAATCACTTGAGTCAATAGTCCCAAGAGTATTGGTTTCATAAATTACGTCTAACCCAATTTGAAAATAATTATTTTTAGCAAATTGCAATTCTGAATAAAACAAGCCATCAAGCTCGAGTTTGTAATTGGTATCCACTGATTCCAAAACCGTAAAACTCAATTGAGAAGCCATATCCATGGAGTAGCTGACTTGAATTGAAAGAATAGAACGAGATATTTCGTCTAAAATATTTGACGAAAGCGAACCTATATATAGTTTACTAATTTGATTAAGTGTTTCCATAAAAACTTAACCGGTTTCTACGTTTTTTGACAAAATTTTAGAATTTGAATCATCGGTAAATAATCTTGTTTTGCCATATTCTACTGGAGGTGGTTCTTCTGGTTTTGTGCGAATTTTTTCAGGAATTAATTTTGGCATTTCTATGATTCGGATAGCTTCTAGGGGGATTTCCTGTAAAGTTATGTCGCATGTTGCTCTATTTATTTCTCCGTTTTCAGTTCTAAAAATTGAAGAAATATTTAAATCTCCAATAACAAATTCAACACCCCTACCCTTGTCTGCGGGAAACCTGAGCTGATTGGTCATCATCTCATCAAAGCCATAAAGAGCAATTGGGAATGGGCGAGTAGCCATTGCTCTGAGGTTTTTTATTTTGTCATCAACTCCGACGGTTATTGTCGAATTTGTTGCGTTATCGGAAAACCCACCTAATCTATCGTATGTTGCAGATTTGTCTGGAACAATCAAAAATTGAAATGAAACTTTCATCAATTTATAATTCTTCCAGTCAATTAATCCAACCTGCCCAACTCTTTCTATTTCTTGCCAATCTGAACCAAGATTTGAATAACTAATCTGGCCTGGAGTAATATTGAAAATGTGCCTAGCAACCCTCGGTACAATATCTTCAGGCAGAGAGTACATCTGAACCATCTGAGGCGATGACCCCTCTCTTTCGCCTATCCCAAGATAACCAAAATTTCCACGAACTTTTACTTTTGTTATTGGCTTAGTTTTTGATTGATTGTTATTATTTGCGGCAGCATTTCCTCCCGCTGTTCCATTTCTGATTGTGCTCACTGCTGAGTCAATTTTTGCTTCTGCGGCGGCTCTTGACAAACCCGAAGCTATAGCTGCTAAAATTTTTCCTTCCCTGATTGAAAGTTGGTAGGCGGCCTGAGTGGTTCCCACACTGGCTACGAGCATTGGTATCGGTAGAAAACTTTTTGTTACTGGATTAAACCAATATGTTGTTCCGGTCTCAAGTGTGTTGGCGTATTGGTCTCCAGACTTAATCCAAACTCTTATGCTTGAAGTGTTGTATGGGTTAGGTTGATTCCATCTCAAAGAAGAAAAATCTACTGTAATGTCTGTGGCTATATATAAAGCTCCATTACTGCCTACTGGCCAGCTATATCGAGTTCCTGGATTGGATGTTGCCGCTTTCCCAGGAGCAATATTTGCTGTTGCATTTTGTTCAGCTTTATATATATTTGTTTTTTTTCTTAAATCTTCAATTATTGTTGGGTAGTTATTTAAAAGAAGACGAAAACTTGTATCATCGGGCATGTATGGGCGCCAATACCTTTCACCAGAAACAAGCTCCCATTCGTTGTTTTTTTTAATATATTTTGCATAAACCGCATAGCTGGGCAATGCTCCATTAGATGCGGTTGCGCCATCATATATGTACATAGTTTGCCCAAAAGTATATGATTTAGCCGATTTGAACAATTCTGGGTTATATAGTTCACTCATTACGACCTCTGAATTTCATTCGCTTGAGTTTCTTTTATTTTGCGTATAACCGTTTGAGCTATTTCGTTTGGTGACATATTCCCTGTTCCATTAATAGCAAAGCTTATGTTATAAATCGGCGCCCCACTGCTCATCTGTCCCTTGGATTGAGTCATTCGTGCAGGAGATTGAGTATCTCCGGTTGGGCCCCCTGGACCCGGAACTACGTGTAGATGACGGCTTGCATTTGTTCCATGGAATTCAGCAAATCCTCCATTGGCGTGAACAAGTTTGGCGTACTGACCAAGATTTTGTCCAGTGAGGTCAAGAGCTCTCCCCATTACGTGGTCTGAGTTAATTGAGCCAAGACCCGTTGTTCTATAGGCCGACGTCACATTTCTGCTTCCAGTTAGTTGGGAATCTATTGCAGAATGGCGAGCCATTGTCTGGGAAAGTCGAGACGATGTAGTGTCCCCAATTCCCTTACCACGAGGGGATGATGTGTCACCTTTTATTAATGCTTGAAATGATTCTTTTGTGTACCACTCTGGCGTTTTATCTATTGGGTGAGCCGTAAAAAAATCTGAAGTGTATTTTGTAAATTCTGTTACAGCAGATTTAAATGCCTCAGAGGCAGTATCCATGCTGTCTGCGACACTATCCAAACTTCCATCATCTAGTTTTTCTGTAGTAAGACCAAGTCCGTATGATTTTAATGATTGTTCGGCGGTCATTTTTTGACCTGGGGGTGTGTTTGCTCCCATCCCGGTCAATGTTCCATTTTGTAAGTCGGTCAAAAGTTTTTGTTGCTTGGCTGGGTCCATTGCTAATATTTGTTGTGTCAATGCGGTTGAGCCGCCAGCCGCCATTAAATTGCTATCCCCAAGCATGGCGGTAATTTGTTCGGCGCCAGTTTTTGCAAATCCGCCCAATACTTGTTGTTGCTGTTTTTGGAAGAAAGGATTGCCGGCTATTTTTGATTCTTGTCCCTCTAGTGCGCCACCGGCAGTATAGGCTTTGCCGCCCTTGCCAATCAATTGCTGTTGGTCATAAAATGCACTAATTGCATCTCCGCCATGAAGCGCCGTCATGTCCGCTGAGTTTCCTCTTAGGAACTCCAATATGTCTGATTCGTCTGCAGTGCCGGCCTTTAGCCTGTCGTTAAGAATTCTTGTTTTATCGTTTACTGCAAATTGAGTTTCTTTTCTTTTAATTTCTGTATCATAAATACTTGTATCCATAAATATGTTCTGATTTGCAGCTTGCATTTCAGCTGCGCTTTTAATCATATTTATTTTTAATTTTGTAACCATGTCATCAAATGTCATTGTCGCGTCATAGAGATTGACGCCCATGTTTTTGGCTAATTTTTCTAATTCTGGAGCAGTTTTCCCAGTAAGTTGTTTTAGTTTTTCTAGACGTTTATTATTTACGTCGTCAATTTGTTCAAATGCTTTTGTTTTTTCTTCTGTGTCTTTAACAAATTGATTTACCGCATTTCCGGGGTCTTTCATCGCGCTATCAAATTGTTCTTTGGTTAAAATGCCTTCTTTTTGTAGTTGAGCTAAAAACTTTTCTTCTGCGTCTCTTCTTGAAGATTTAACGTTGAATCCTAAAACAGATTTAATGCCTTTCCCTACCCCTGAATTAAACAAACTTCCAACTTGTTCGGCTCCTGGAATCTTTCCAATCAATGCACCAACATTCAAAATGTCCGGAACCATCGCACCGAGGGTGCTCGACACCGCTTGTAGGGGATTGGATAAACTGCTATTTGCTATATCAATAAAGGTGTTTCCTGCTGCTTTCATTGAAAGAGCATTTACATTCGTTCCTGTTTCTCTCGTCATTCCTCGGTCAAGTAGTGAGCCGCCAAGCCTTTCTTCCCTGAGAGCAACTTGTGCTCTGGCCTGTAATCCGCGCATATTGGCAGCCATTTTGCCGCCAGCACCAATTGCTGAACCAGCAAAACTAGAAGTATCTTTACCAGCTTCTAGAGCTTCTTGCCCTCTTGTGAACTGCGAGTAAGAGCTCTGCATAATGCCTTGAAGCATGTTGCTCATTGCCCCACTGAT